CGTTTAGAGCAGCATAAAAGATATCAATCTTTTTCAATGTAATTTACCTATTGAGTTGTTGTTGATTTTAAACCTTGAACTTCAGTATAGAAAATTTTAGTAACCCCCATATCATCAACTAATTGTTTACACATAATAGCGTCATTAGGCCAAAGCCCATAACTAAATACATTTGATATGAGTTTTTCGGCTCCCTCTGGTTTAATAATATATGCAGAATTTCCCGCCAAACCTTGCGGAATATTCCATTCGTCAATATGAGGTATTCCTTGAATCGGATTATGGTTTCGTTGAATAATATCATGGTATTGTCTAGCGCGTCTTGTTGCACCAATAGGATTATTTATACCCACTACTTTATATTTTGAATCTAAAATATATTGATAATCTAATTTTTTAACAAATTTGGCATCATGCTCCAATATAAGAATTGGTTCTTTTATTTCAAAACATTTCGTCCATAATCTAAAATGACTTATAGCACAAGCAATTCTTCTTTCTTTGATCGCTGTAGGATATGCAGATTTAGTAAGACCTGTTGCAATATCAGTGACTTTACCTTCCCATGGATAATTCCAAAATAAATCCCAATCAATTAATTGTCTATTAGCATTTTTTTCATTTGTAGCATCAAATCTCTCTACATAGAAATCACAATTTAGTTCTCTCGCACTTTGCCATACTTTGTTAAAACCGTTTTCACTTAGTTTATCATCTTTTAGGGTTATACAATATGCTTTCATTAATTCACCTTATAATAATCTTTATACCACGACACAAATTTACCCACACCTTCTGTAATTGATATTACTGGAGAGTATCCCAATCTTTTTAATTTAGATGTATCACTCCAAGTTTCTTTTGCGTCTGCTGAATGCATCGGAGCCATTTTTATTATTGCTTTTCTATTCAAATGTAATTCTATTTGATGAACAAAGTCCATAAGTTGAACCTTTTCACCCCTTCCAATGTTATATATATCTTTTCCAGTTTGCGCTAACAGAATTATTACGCCATCTACAATATCGTCAATATATGTGAAGTCACGAACCATATCACCATTATTGAATACAGTAATCTCCTTACCCCCAAGAATATTTTTTGTAAAATCAAAGAGTGCCATATCTGGCCTACCCCATGGACCATAGACAGTAAAGAACCTCATTCCGATAGTGTTCTTAATACTACTCATTTCAAATTGAGACTCATTAACCACTTTTGAATAGCCATATGGGTGTTTTTGGGTATGCAATTGGGTATCCTCATCCCAAGGGATAGGATTACCGTTCATAACAGATGATGTTGATGCATAAAGAACTTTATCAATACCCCAATGTTCACACGCCTCAATTAGATTTTGTGTACCGATTATATTATTGTTGATATATAGTTTAGGAAACTCTAATGAATATCTAACCCCAGCATATGCCGCTAAATGAATAACAACATCAACACCATCAAGTTTATCATGCCAATCAGATTTGAATGTAGTTAAAGTTAAATCTCCATAAGAAGTTTCAATCCCCAAATCATCAAGTTTTGCAGCGCGAGACCTTTTGAGTGAAACATCATAATAATCATTATATGAGTCAATTCCTAATACATGATGCCCTTGAGAAAAAAGTTTTCTTGCAAGATGATACCCAATGAATCCTGATATACCTGTAATGAATATTTTCATAGATTATCATCCATTATATTTTTGTAAGTGTCCGTAATATATTTTTTTTGAAGAAAATCTTCTCCTTTAAAATCTAACATAACTGCCTTACTTTTATCAAATTCTATTTTACCATTTCTATTTAATATCATCAAATATTCTTTGTTGTATTCCATAAGTTTTATTTTAATGCCTTGATAATTAAAGAATTGTTTAGATTTTTTATGAGACCAATATTCGTTAATTATATTATATCTCTGTAGTGTGGAGAAAATACTATGTTGATCCCCATACCAATCATGGTATTGCGTATTTTTATCATACTCATTTTCTCTATCAACGAAAAAATTAATTATTTCATTTTTATTACTAACTTTCATATTCACACAAACAGCAGTATTATTAATCTGTCTTGTAATTGGTTCATTAGCATTTGATCTCACATATAAACCAATATCATACTCATCTTCAAAAAATATGTTACCATCACCCATAAATAAATGATCTGCGCCCACTAAAACGTGTTTACCCAAGTCACAATTCTTTATATAATTCGTATTTGATTGTACTATAGACTGCATCAATGAATGTTCCGAAATCGCGCTTCTAAAAACTTCAAAATTTTCAAAAGGTGTGATCATGTCTGATTGTACTACAACTTTTGCATTTTTTCCAGAAAATTTTAAAAAGGTGTCTTTCATTCTGGATAGTGTTAATCTATAATCAAAATTTTCTCTTGCACTTAAATGTTTTTTTAAAGTGGGACTTGCGGAAATAATATCTCTGTAGAAGGGTGCGAGTGTTATCAAAGTAGATATTCCTTATTATTCATTATTAAGTCTATAACTTTATTATGATTTACCGTAGGGTATATAGGTATACTGACTTGATGACTTGATATATTTTCAGTCACAGGCAACTCAAACATATTTGGTTTGGAAAATATTAATTTTCTATATGGGGTTTGTTTATGAACTGGATTTTCATAATGACATTTTAGTTCTATTTTATCTCTCATTTCATTGAAAAATTTAATTCTATTTTTTACTAAAATAGGGTATATGTGGTATGAGTTATAGTTATCTATATGAGTTTTAGAATATTTAAAATATTTATTATATTTACTTGCAATAATATTTTTCGCAGAAATAATATTCTTTAAATTTTTTAATTTTATTCTTAAAAATTCACTTTGAAGATTATCCATTCTATAATTAAAACCAATAGATTTATCATCCCATGACCTTAGAGATTTTAACTCATCGTATTGACCTTCATCATTTACAACTATACAGCCAGAATCACCTAAAGCACCCAAACCTTTTCCTGGATAAAAACTAAAAGTTCCTATACCAGATGATCCAACATGTTTATTATTATGATAAGAACCGTGGGCTTGGGAACAATCCTCTAATATTGGTAAATTAAATCTTTTTAGCGCATCAATATTAACAACATTTCCATACATATGTACTGGAAGTATGGCTTTAGTTTTTGAAGTTATTTTACCTTCAACCAAATCAACATCTAAAAGAAATGTTTCTGGATCAATGTCAATAAAAACTGGCGTTGCTCCAACATAATTAATTGCAGCGACTGTAGCACGAAAAGTATGAGATACAGTTATAACTTCGTCACCCTTCTTTATACCTAAAGATATTAATGCTAAATGTAATGCTGATGTTCCACTATTCACACCAACACAATAACGCGCTCCAACAAAGTCTGCAAATTCTTCTTCAAACTTTTCTGTAGCAAAAATGTAGTTACCACTTTCAATAACTTCACTTGCGACTTTTTTCATAGAATTAATTTCACCTAAATGGATTGATTTTAAGTCATAATATGGTATCATAATATCCAACTCATAATTTTTTTAGATTCATAGATGTTAGTTTTTGGTTTCAAGTTTTCTTTTATACATTTTAAAAAATGTTTTCTGGCATTATACAAACTTTCATCATTAGGTATTCTTGGAATATATATGTCTTTCATATGTGCTGGAGAAAATTTACTATCAACATCCTTGTGTGAATACTCCCTAATTTTATCAGAAGACATATCATCATATACTATAGATTTATTTTTTCCAACAATAATAACTTCACGAATTTTAATAGGAGAAACCCAATTACAATTTATTAAAGCATTAAACCCATTATTAAACTTTAAATTAATTGATGCTTGGTTCGCTATATTATTTACATGATAATTCTTTATTATTTCACGCTTATCTAATTTTAAATTTGGATATAAAAAGTTTATTATAGATAAATCATGTATTGCTAAGTCTAAGACAACATCAACATCATTTTGAAACTGCCCATGAGACATTCTATTACTATTATAATACAATGGAAATTCCACAACCTTTGAATTTTTAAGGTACATGATAGCGGGATTATAGCAGAAAGTATGATCTACAAAAATTATGCGATTAACATTTTCGCTCAGATCAATTAATCTGTCAATTTCATTGAGTTTTTCACATACTGGTTTTTCTATCCAAATATGTTTCTTTTCTTTAAGACATTTAACAGCAACTTCAAAGTGAGTGTTTGCTTTTGTAGCAATTATTACAGCAGCAATCCGTGAATCTTTCAAAGCAGAATCCAAATCATGATACATATCTACATTAGGATATTTGTTTTTTGCTTCTTTAAGAGAATCTGGATTACTATCACAAATTGCAGTCAATTTATCTGAAAAATTTCTTGCTAGATTTTTTCCCCAATACCCGTAACCAACTAATAATATCATTTTTCAAGACCATTTTTAATTTTATAAAATCTTTTTATTTCAGATTCAAGATGTTCATTATCTATATTATTTCTCTCAAGACCTATAACGTTTTTACCTATATTTTTTATGGGAACTCCAGCATAAATTTCTCCTGGTAATACATCACTTTTCTTAACGACAACAGAGTTCATACCTATCATAGAAAACGATCCTATAATCTGCCCTTGATGTACAGTTGCACCTGATCCTATATTCGCGCCATTCATTACAACGACACCACCTGTTAAAATAACACCTGCAGTTAGACTTATATCATTTTCAAGTACACAGTCATGGGCGATATGAGAATTACACATGATATAATTATTATTTCCTATTTTTGTTATACCGTTTAATGGTCTATGAACACTGACATATTCTCTAAATGTATTACCGTCACCAATCTCTACTATCCCATTACTATTCTCTGATTTGTGTTGGGCATCTGTTCCAATACAAACATATGGACCAATATTGTTTCCATCTCCTATAGTAACATTATCCCAATTAATTATTGCTGTAGGATGAATGTTATTCATTATAACACTCTCTCTATAATAGAATAACCAACACCTTTAGTGTAGTATTCTCTCAATACCCATTCCTTATTGTTTTTTATAAACAATTCTACCTCATATTGCATATTTTTAAATTGATTTGTGTCATGAATTGCAATATATTTATTTACAGAATTATGATGTAAATTTAATTCTTTTTTGAGGTGATTGGGTTTATGTAAAGAATCAATCAATAAAAAATCAACATTTTTTAGTTCAATTTTAGAAAAATTTATACTAGACCTTTCATAAAGAAATAATTCAACATCATCAAATAAATATGCCCATGGTCTAAAATTTTTAAAAGATATATCAACAAGTTCCATACTTTTAATACCACAATTTGCAGCAACAGCCGCACTCGCTCCTTGCTGAGTCCCAAGTTCTCTGTAAGATTCGCATTCTTTTAAACAGTCTGCCATTGCTGAATATATTTTAATTGACTCATAATCACCTGCTTTTTCATGAAGAGTTTTAACATTATCTATAAATTCTAATGTTGTTTTTATTTTTGTACCCTTATCAACAAGTATCATTCAAAATCTCCATAAGTTTCTACATAATTCATTTTACCACCTTTTTTGAATATTTCAAATGCCAACCAACTAACTGATATTCCATAAGGGAATCTTCTAGCATGTGTTTTTCCTACTGCTTTGTTAGTATTCACATATAAGTGAATATTTTCAGATGGCATAACTAACTTTGCTAATTGTGGCATACCTGAATCGCTGCCAATATGTAATTTTGCATTACCAATAACACTAATAAGAGTTTTTATATTACCATTATTTAACTCTTTAATTTTTGATTCTCCACCTATAGGTACTATTTTATAACCCATTTCTAAATACTTGTTTATAATTTTTACTTTTCTATCCTCGTTAATTCTTCGGTATTCTTGATTAGCATCCCATTGCATGGTTATATAGTTATCTGGAAAGTTTTTAAAAAATTCTTTTGGAGAAGGTATATTTGGTATCTTGAACCAATCATCTATTTTACTATAAACTTCACTCATATGACCTTCTGTGCATTTAATTTTTTGTGCTAAGTTATTCGTTCCAAATTCTAAATTTTTATTATTGAATAATTTTAATATTTCATTTTGATCTTTCATTTGAGGCAAATTCATGTAAACTTTTGAATTTTCTAACTTAGAAATTGTGTCACAATATGCAATATAGTCAAACCTATCACCTAGAGGTCTGATTATTCCCACATGCTTACCGCCAAATTTTTCGTCATGATGCCTTCCACTAATTTCAAACATTAACTTTTTAACTCCATAATATTGACATTGAAGAATTTTTTTTGTAGTAATATCTTCGCACTGTATCTATCAGTATTTAAATTGTCAATGACTTTTGCTGGTATTTTTGAGTTGTCTAATCTAATTTCCTCAAGAGTATCATATATTATAGTGTTAGATTTTAATAATAAATTATATTCTGAAGATTTGATTATTTTATCAAATAATTTTTCATCAAGTTGGTTTTTAATACTTTTAGAATAAAATTCATATTGCTGATCTGCTTTATGTAATTTTTTTATTTTTTTGACTTCTATAATACTCAAGAAGTCAAAAGCATATCCTTCGTCAACTTTAATAATAACCATTAGACAAATACCTATTATAATTAATCCAAGTTCCTAAATCTATATATTTGCCACCCTTAACAATATTAAATCCCAAATAATTTACAATGTCTCCCACTTCAGTATATTTTTCAAATAGATTTTGTTTGTAGGCTTCTTTTAAGTCTTTACCATCAAATTTTAGTATTCCCCAAAATATGTCTAATAAATCATCCTCAATTTGTGTCTTAACTCTAAAAGTTTTCATGTTTTTTTCTAATCTATCAACTCTAGACTCATCATCAGTATTAAATGTTCCAGCAACTACACCTTTAATTGAAGCCATTTCAATAAAAGGATTATTTTCAAAAATAGTATCAGGCATACCAAAAAACAATATATCATTTTCAGTTGTATGATTATAGTCTAAAAATTCAAATAGCACATTTGCGAAACCAGATTTTTTCTGACAAATGTGAATAAATTTATCATTGGTAAAGAAAGAAGTAACATCTCTTTTTAATTCATCACCATGAATGAATATTATTTTTTCAGCACCTGCTTCCATCATCTTTGAAACTAAATGATTTGATACTGGATTATAATATGTATAATTTCTTTGAGGTAACATTTCTTTTGAAAATGTCAGCCCTAGCCTTGTTCCAATACCACCTATAGGCACAATACCTATTATCATTTACTCTCCCCAATAGTTTTTTTGCGCTGAAGTATCAAAATCAAAACCCCACTGATCAATATCATCTTTGTACCAATCCGCAACAATTTGAATTGTTTCTGGTGTATATATGTCTTGATAACGCTTATCATTAACAGCAGTTACATTTCTTGCGCCTGTCATAAATGGTAAATTTAAATACTTACATATTTCTTCATCTAAATGCTCAAGTCGTAAAATGTCACAACGCATAATGCCTTTATCACAAGTTACATAATCTTTTGCTGGATACCAACCGCGAATGGCTCTGTGCCACATATATTCATGTCCACCCCATTTATGCCTTTCCTCAAGAAAAGCCTCAAATGATGAGCAGTCTGAATATTCAGTCTCACCATAATGATCTGAATTTTCTTCAAGGTAAATAACCTTTTTAGCAAAAAAATAACGAGAAACAACTCTATCCCAAGGATTTCGCACAATCGCAAAAAACTGCATTTTGTCTTGTAAACCCTTGCTAATATCTCTCCATCTAGCGTGTTCAAAACCATCATGCTCACCAAGCGATTGCATTTTATTTCTAACTGCTTGGGTGTATTCGCCAGTTTTGTGAGTTTGTGGTGTCGCAATCATTACTTTAGGTCTAGCAATATTACTACGTCTAATACTCATTCCACCATTTTTTGGGATATGGATAAAAAACTTTTTTATCATTTTATTTCCTTATTTTATAAATGTGACTATCAGGAAATCTTGAAAGATGCCTTGTGCTAATTTCTTTTAGATTATAATTTGTCAATTTACTTTTAAGTGAACCTAACTGTATATCTCCAATATTACCAAGTTTCATTTGTTTAACTGTCCAATAATTATTTCTCTCCATTTTAGTCATAACATCAAGTGCATATATATCTTCAATGTAATAAATTCCATCATCTTTTAAAAAATCTATTAAACTGGTAAAAGTTTTTTCATTTGCAGTGTGTGTATGTAGACCATCATCAATTATAAAATCAAATTTTAAATCTCCTATCCAATTTTTTATTTCTTTTTTAAATTCTATAGTTGTACTGTCAGATTTTAACCAGTGTACTCGCTCTCTATTTAAAACTTCTATATTTTTAACATCAACTCTTTCAAATATGTCTACACAATAAAGATTTGCTCTAGGTAAATAATCATGCCAAGCACTAGTACTTGCACCTTTGTAAACACCTATTTCCAAAAAATTAATTTCTTTATTTCTTACTTTAGAAAATTCTTTTTCGTACTCTATATGATAATGATGTTTATAACCTTTATCACACTTATATCTGTCAAAGCAATCTTTTAAGTTCACTCTACAACCTTTCTCAATTCTTCTACATTCTCACCACGATTTGGTAGTTTATCTTTTAAGAAGAAATGTACAAAGTGACATTCTTTAATTCTAGTATTAGCAGTAAACAAACCATTCCATTTCCAATCTAAATGTTTAATTGCCATTTTTTCTTCTCTAATCCAAGTATTGAGAAGTGTTTGGTCTGTTGACCATTTCCAAGCACCCATACCATCAACAAAAGGTTTAAACTCTGGCCTACGAATAAATTGTGCTGGGGTTTCTCCTTTCAAGTACTTCTCAATTGATTTGTTCATAACCATGATGCCCATATTGAAAAACTGACCACCTGTTTTATTATTCCATTTCCAATCAACAGATTTAATCGTGCTGTATTGCATTCTAGAATAATTAGCAATTTTTGCCATATACTGATTATTGATAGGCATTTCTCTTTCACAAACAGCCCCAAAATCATAACCTTCAGATAGTTCATCAAAGATATTTGGAGCGTCTGGACGAATCCACACATCAGCATCAATAATTGCTACTTGATCGTATGATCTAAGATAAGTGAATGCATTTTCTTTTTCATATATTGGAAGATAGCCACCATGCTTTTCATATGATTCTTTACTACGGTTTGTAGAAAACACATCAGGTTTAATCATAAGAATAGGTGATCTTTGTACTTCATAATCTATATTGTGACGTTTACAATAATCTTTCACAGACTGTGTGCAATGGTCATAAAGTTTTGAACGCTTTCCAACGTAAACTTGATATATAAGTCTTTTCATAATACATTCCAATTTTATTTACAGCGAGAACACTCGCATTTTATACAAACATCATTTCTGCAAGACTTACATTCTTTCTCGCAATGAGATTTACACTTACAATTATAACACACATCTATGAGCGTGTTAGTATTTTTCATTTCTTATGCAGTACTTCTTTAGCATAAAATGCTGCAACAATAGCAGCAACAGAAACAAAGTATGTTGGAGCCATATCTCCAAGAATAGCAGGTGCTTTTTCAAGACCCATCCATGCAGCAATTACAACAGCAAAAGGATATAGAAGCATTCCAGCAAGCGCAAACCAAGCCATCGCTCTTTGTGCATCTTGTTTTTTATCTTCATTCTCCATATCAGAACGTAAATCTTCTAATTCAATCATTCTTTTTTCATTTGCCATTTCATCATCAGAGATGATACCATCTCCGTCCCTATCTAGGTATTCATACTTTGATTCTGTTTCTAATTGTTTTGGTTTTTTAGTTGCCATGTTCTTTCCTTAGATTGATCATAACAAAAAATTCAATTATTCTTCTTTTGATTCTTCAGAACTATTATTTTCTTCATCTGCTTTTGCAGCAGCAATGATACCTTCAACAATAGCATTTACTTTATCGTACACAAAACCAACAGTAGATAAATCTGCTGCTTTAAAAATTCCTGCTTGGCTTGAGGCATCAAATACTTGTCTGATAACCATAAGATCGTTTGGTGTAATGTCAACTTTTGGCATGTCATTCGTTTGTTCATTTTCAGTAGTCATTTTTTTCTCCATAAGAATTTTATTCACTTAGTATATAGTATTAAGTTAAAAGAAATATTCTGTTTCATTCATAAAATTATTTAATAATAGGTAAATCCTGATGGTGGTGCGTATACTTGACCACCAAATATAAATGTTGCAGATATTGATCCATTAGTTTCAGACCCAATAATAAATGAATATCCACCTTGAGAATAATCTATAGTTCGTCCTGCGCCTGTAATTGGATCACCTGTGTTGGATGCCCATGTATTATTTACACCAAACCAAACCTTTTCTGCATCTGTATCATATGCAATTTGAAATACATCATTTGAATTGTTTGCAATTATCATCGGACTACCGCTAAATCCAGTACTAGTACCATTGGGCGCACCACTTGGATGTTGGGTTGCATAATTGAAAGAAACTTGTGTCTGAGAATTATATTGATTACTATTAGTTGAATTATATCCAATATTTGCATTATGTGCCGCAGCATCATTAGTTCTAGCAATACCGACAGTCCAAGCATCACCAGATGCATTAGTAAGTTTTACTTCTATATACTTTTTGCCTGTAGGCATAGTATTTCCAGCACCAGTTGGGAAATATAAAGTACCAGTTCCACCACTCGTTGCATTGGTATGAAAAGTTGTTATAGTACCATCTGTGGTTGGTTGTAATGTATTTGAATTTCTTGTTTGTAATGCATCAACAACAACTGGTATTGAATATGCAAGTTGAACAGTTGATGTTGCTGTACTTACTAAAGCACCATCTGATGCTTTTACTCTAAATCCGAATTCACCTGCTGGTGTAGTTCCACCAGAAGAATCGTATGTAAGTTTAAAAACTCCATTTGACGGTTGTGTAACTGACAAAACTTGTGGTGGTAATGATGTAGAGTTATATAATGTTGTACTTCCACCAGAATCTTTATATCCATCCCAATCATAGGTTATTGGAAATCCATCAGCATCAATCGCTATACTAGTGATTCTACCACTATCACTTGCAGGGTCTAATTTAAAAACAGATGGGGGAGATGTTATAAATCTAGGTGCAGTGTTAAAGCCAGAAATATCTTTTCCTGTGCTATCAGCCACAGATAATTGTCCCAATTTATTTTGTAACTGTAGACCACCTAAATGAATTGTACTACCACTTAAATATAAGTCTTTCCATTTCTTACTTACAGAACCTAAACTGCGAGAACTATCGGCATCTGGTAATATATCTTGTGCAATTGATGATAGATCAAGAGAAGCAGAAGAACTGACATTCCATCCAGATACATCTGAATCATAGGTGAATGATTTTCCTGCTAGTGTTGCACTTTGACCATGTGTTGGATTATCTGGAAAGTTTATTGCCATGTCTTATCTATCCTTTAATACGCCTTAAATCCAGTTGGAACAGTGTAACTTAGAGTTTGTCCTGACCCAGATACGAATTGTGCGGTGGCAGCACCAGCACTAGTAGCAGAACCAAAAGTGAAGGTAAGTCCAGTGGTAAAATTGACTCCAGATATATCTATGCCCGCTCCAGTGCCCGGCGCACCGCCTGTGTTTGTGGAAGTGTCCCAAGTACCATCAACCCCAAACCACACCCTTCCAGCGGTCGTGTCATATGCAATCATTAGAGTATGTAGATTACCATCGTCTAAAGTTTGATAATTTGCAGCGGTGCCGCTGTATGGGTAAAATCTAGGAGTATTTGCGTACCACGAAGTCTGAACATTACCTCCAGTATTCCAACCCAAAGTTCCGGCCTGTGCCATTGCTAAATCTCCTATACCGAACATTAGAACATTGCTGGGTGATGCCAAAGAAGAAGTTATGTCTAACTCTATATAATATTTTCCTAGTTTCAAACCTGTTGTCGGTACATAAGCAACTCCAAGAGTTTCACTTGAACCAACTATAGTAGATATGTCTAACGCGCCTGTTGTTGAATTCGCATTGATATCCATTCTTGACCCAGACCCAGCGGTGGAAACATTCATAGGAGTCGTAAATTCTAAAGTATATATTGTAGACTTAGAAGTACTATGTAAACCGTCAGTCGCTTTATATCTTAAAGTGAAACTTCCTGCATTTGCTTCTACAGTACTAGGCGTGATAGTAAAAGCGTTACTAGATTGAGAAATAGTTGCTTGTGATTGGTTTGATGGATTAGTATCATATGAATATTCAATAGGGAATCCTTCTGGATCGCTGGCTACAACAGTTTGATTTGTTGCAGTTCCGTCAATAGCCAACGCTGCGGATGTTGGTGGTTCTGTTGCCCATTCCGGTACGGCGTTTGTATCTGTATATATCCTGTCCCATTCAGTACCATCCCAAACATAGACTGCTTTTGTATCAGTCGCGAAACCAAAATCTCCAGCAGTGTTTCCAGAACTAGGAAATGCGGCAAGGTTTGCATATGAGGTTGGCGAAGAAGATGCACCAGCAGAACCAGCGGCCCCTGCTGGACCTGCTGGACCTGATACTGATACCCACTGTGAAGATGATCCATCATTATAGTAAACATAAAGTACTGCTGATGCAGTATTAAACCATATCTGTCCAGGTTCTGGATTTGCTGGTGGATTAGCCGAATTTACATTAATTGAGTTGGCAACATCTCTCCACACACCTTTAGTAGAATTGTATATATATGTAATACCATTAGCATGTAACTGCTGTCCATTTGATGGGCTTGCTGGGAAATCTACCTTTGCCATAGTTTTTCTATTCTCTCTTATAATAACTATCTAATATAGTGTTACAAATATGAACGGATTCATCATAACCTTTTCTAAATCGGTTTTTAATGTATCCATTATTCCTAAACCATATAAGGTTATTTATATGTCCATTTTTTTTATCACTCGGAATTTCTAAATTTTCTATAAGATTTTCATATTGATATCTTAAACTAAGCAATTCTGCAATAGATTTCATGCGATTTCCTCATATAATTGTTTCCAATTATCGTATCTTTCAATATAACTATCTTTATTATGATCGTGCGCTATTAAAACAGAATTTAATCCAAATTTATCTCCTGTAACAGCATTTTCATGTTTATCTTCTATCCATAAAAATTCGCTATCTGCGTATGGCTTTAACGCATCATCTTTATCAGCACCAACGTCAAGAAAAATGTATTTTTCAAAAGCACTTTTGCCAAATAATCTTTCAGTATTTTCAATTCTTAATTTTCCAGCCCAAGTATTTTTAGACAATGACGTTATCATATGAAAAACGTAACCATGTTCTTCATGTAATTTTTTCACATATTTTATAGCATCCCTCAGAGGTGGGAGCCATCCAATGCGAGATGATTCATTAAAATACCTTACAAGTTCGCGTTTTTTATCGTCACTTATGTTATATTTTTTTGCCATGTCATATGATTCTTCATATTCTTTATTAATCATATATCCGTTACTAATCATCCATTCACCAAATGCTCTCTCCCAATCCATAAGGACGCCATCACAATCAGTCAGAATTATTTTATCCATAATATGCCTTTTTAATTTTTATAAACTTGGATCATTATCTTCATCATCAAACTCACTAATACCATCTAAAAGCGCATAATTTATATTATTACCTTTTAAATTAAACCTTGGTTTTTCATCAACCTCACGAATTCTAGTATCTTTATTTTGTGAGTGATTTTTATTTCGGTCACGCTTCTTATTTCGTGGGTCATATCTACCGAATTTTGCCATTTTACTTCATCTTACTCCTTTGAAAAAATTAATTTTAATGTCTGTGGTCCTGCGATACCATCAACAATACATTCATTTGCTTTTTGCCATGCTCTTAATGCTTCTTCTGTTCCTGGTCCAAAATCTCCATCTGCCGTAATTCCCAAAGCCTCTTGCAATTTTTTTACAGTGTCTCCTTTAGAACCTTTACGAATAAGACTATATGTTACGTCATCATTATCTTCTCCAGCATCCCAATGTTCTCCTAACACTTCTAGTGCGTGAGCATAATGCTTTTTTCTATCAGCCAACCCAATAGTACCACCGTTAATTCTTTTTGTCATGGTAATAATATCGTTATTATCACAATGTTTATTAATATTATTTGTACGCCAAAACCAGCAAGCACTTTCAATAGCACCTTGTTTTGTTCTCACATAATCTGTAGCATCTTCGGCAGTCATATTAACACTTTTACCAAATGCTGTGTAATTGTGTCTACCTGTTAATTGTAGTATTCCACCACCCCTAAAACGCCATCCATCACCAGATGCAGTATCACCATTCTTCATACGATTTGCATAAATATGATTAGCAATCATTGCTGGTTCTCTATGATAGTTTTTAGAAGAAACCCCAGCGCGTTTAAAATATTTTCCAAAAATAGCATCAAGTGCCTTTGCACTGTAATTTAAATTTTCTGAAATAGTTTTATAGTTTGCACTTTCATGTGCTGTTTGGGCTAAGAAACCAGCAACTCTATTTTTTGTAGTAATATCATATTTTGGAAACATTTCTATCATGGCATCATACCATTCATCAACGTCATCTCTATGTAAAATTTCTTTTAGTTGTTCTTTTGTAAACTCAAAATCCATCTTGTCCGTACTCCCTTGTGTTTTGTATTTCTACAACAAGACTTTCGTATCCACCAATATGATTACCATTCCAAAATATTTGTGGAACTGTAGGTACTGACCCTATCTTTTCTAATAATTCACTATAGATATCCAAGTCTGTTGCATCTTTATATTCATATCTCAAATTATATTTTTTTACTAACGCTACAGACTTATCACAATAATCACAATTATCTTTTCCATAAATCTCAATCATTTTCTCTCTCCATATGCGATTAGATATTTAACATCTCTTTTGTCATTATATAGTCACGAACTAAGTCAGACCTAACGATATCTTCCCACCCAAAATTTACAATACGAAAAAATCTCATTTGCTCAATAATATTCATAAATTTAATAATTCCATCACTCTCATCTTTAAATTTAAAATCTGTTTGTTTATGATCACCACAAAAAATGACGCGACAATCTTTACCAATTCGTGTTATTACAGAATCTAATTCATGAAAATTTAGATTTTGCATTTCATCAATAACCACAATAGCCTGATCAAAAGTACAACCTCTAAGAAAAGAAGTTGTTTCAAACTGTATTTTATTTGCAGTTTTCATTTTATTATAAGCACCCTCAAATCCAAATAATTCAGAACATACTAAACGATATGGTGCTTCATAAGATGATTCTTTTTCTTCTTTCGTTCCCGGCAGAAATCCTTGATCGCGAGTTGTTACCGCTGATCTAAGAACAATAATTTTACGATAAATGTCTGGATCATTTAACATTGACTCTAAAGCAAGATATAATGCTATAAAAGTTTTTCCAGTGCCAGCACTACCCGATAAAATTAAATTTAATTCATCATCCCAATAGTCAAATGCTTTACTTTGGTTTTGAGTTATTGGTTCAATTTCTTCAAGATCGTCTATATTAACAGTTAATGAATTATTCTTTTTCATGTTTTAATAGTATTACCTCTACCAGAACCTTCTTTAGTTCGCTTCATCAAATCTTTAAATCCATCAGGCGTCTTTCCAAACATATCTTTTACACCACCCACTAAAAGTGGTGCGGATAACCCTTGAATTAAATCAGAATTTTTTAGTATTTCTTGTAATTCTGAATATGTACAGTCAACATCATAATGTTCATTTGTTTTTATATTTTTTATGGTATAATTAGGCATAGTTTCTCCAAGAACTTTCTCTATATCTATACAAATATTATACCATAAAAATATATATTGTCAAGTAGTTATGCTGCTTCCACTCTTTTTGTGGTAATATAGTTGTCCAAATATTCCTTTTTTGCTTTTATTTTTTTTACAAGATCAAGTTTACCTTCAGACTCTAATTTATTTACGAACATTTCAAGTTGTGCGCTGTCTTGTTGTAGTCTTTGAAGTTGCTGTTTGGACATAAGATTCTCCTTAAAGTAAAATGCTGGACACTCTAAAAGAGTAACCAGCATTACAGATATTGAAATTAGTATAAAAATCATTAGGGTTTAACTAATAATTTTGGAAATGCTTCTAGAACGACTGATTTTGGAACTCCTGTTATTGGTTTTTTATTTGTCATTTGAATAACTAATTTAGCATCCTCTGGATGGATGGACTCTAAGAGTTTAATGAATAACATCTCTCTCTTTGCTTTTGGTAACTGATCACCTTCAAGTCCCTTTACAAAATATTTGAATTGTTTGTTGAGTTTAAGTAAGTTTGAGGCGTCATTATAACCATCACTAGGTTTATGTGGTGGTTCACCTTTAGGAACATTCCATACAACTAATTTATCATATGTTCCTCTTAAAATATCTCTGAGTGCGGCGGTATTATCCCTTTGAAGAATTTTTATCTTTTCTGGATTTGCTTTCGCTTCCCTTGCGGCACTAATAACTTCATGAACTAACTTCACCATTTTATATAAACTCCTGTACACATTCAAGTAATAATCTGCATCTTTTTGATACTAAGTATGGAAACACTTTACCTTTATTTGACCAAGGGTTTTGCGCTTCGTATGTATTTATAATTTCTGTTTGGATTTTTTGCGGAGTTTCTGTTAAATCAATAAGTTTTTTATTTCTGCAATAATTTCTGTATGTCTCTTCATTCATTACAGACTTTAAATCATCTGCCGCCATCCAAACATCAATCTTTTTTTGCGTTATTGGGGTTTGACGAATTCCATCAGGAAAAGAATTATCTGGTGATAGGATATTTGGAACTTTATCAGATTTACATCCCCTAAAGACATGCTCCATTAAAGTTTCTTTGGCATTGTTAGTCTCTAAAAGTTTTTTACCTATAGGAGAATATTGTTTAATGTTTGAATATCTTTGAAGTTGAACAAAATCTTTATCTGATGAAACAATCATTACTTCTTCATGTTTACCAAACTCTTGAGTTTCTAGTGCAATTTTGGCGATTACATCATCTGCCTCACAACCATAAACTCTCATAGTTTTATAAGGAAAATTTTCAGTAATTTCATCAAATACCATATTAATAATTCTAAATGCCTCTACCCAATCAATGGGTGATTCATCGCGAGATTTCTTTCGCCCTAATTTATATTGAGGAAAAATATCTTTTCTCCAATTACCATCACCATCAGCGACAATAACAATCTCGCCAAACTGCTTCTTATACTTGCTTCTATACATACGAATAGAGTTTAAAATCATGTGCCTTATAATATTTTCATCTAAAGCAATTCTTTGTACCATTATATTAGAGATAGCGATGCCACTATAATCAATTAAAATCATTCTACCTTAGTCTCCATTTTATTCAATAACTATTCTACCATATATTATTTGAAAAGTCAATCATTAAGAACTACTACTCCCTCATGTAATAATCTTTGCCTATTTACCATATGATCTTTTTCTATGTCTGCCTTATTCTGACCAAAATACTTAACTCCATGACCTTCTTCAATCATAATACTAGTCACTCTAACATTTTGCTCATATGAACCACTAACATTTCTCTCAATCAAAAAGTCTCCAAGTATCCTACCAAATTTACCCTTTTTATCTTCTCCAGATTTATCAATCTCTGTTTTTAAAATTTGAATTGATCCAATAGGCAACAGTTCCTTTAATCTTGCCTTACTCGCCAAACCAAATTGTTTTTCTGTCAAATCTTTAGTACGAGATTCAGGAGTATCTATACCCATCATTCGTACTCTTTCTTTATGAACCCATATTCCGAAACCAAGATCAATATCAATGTCTACTGTGTCGCCATCAACAACTCTTAGGATTTTACATTTATATTCGTACATTTTTTAGACCTCTCTTTAGATTGTAACATCTTTTGTATGTCTTCCTTTTGTTTTTTTATGATCTGAGCCTGATTCTCAATCTCTAAAAATAATTTGTCATTCTCACTTATGGTCTCTTGCTTTGGGAATTTTAATATATTATTCATCATACTTTTCCTTTCACATGCATTGAGTGTATTTTTACACCTATAAACTCATTGTAATATTCATCACTGAAAAGAACTTCTCTGTCAAATTGCTCTTTTGCTTCAAAGTAACTCATAATACCCTTTGATTTACACAACCGAATAATATTTCTTTTGAACCTAGATGTACCCTCATTTTCTACAAGTAGTTTTACTTCTTCGTTTGATCCGTAATAATTCATCCAATCACTCTGAGTTCTTTTAATTCTTTTTCTTTTCTTACCTTTTAATGGTGGTAACTTTCTCACTGCCCAAAATAATTTTTTACCAATATATTTTTTATCATTACTCAGGTCTGTAATTTCATAAACAAAACCAACCCAAGGTTCTAATTCCTCTTGGGTTGGTTCAAATATTGCGTTTTCAAAAAACCACACTATCCTTCTTCTTCATCATCTTCTGTGTATAGTTCTATAGGACTTCCACACATTGGACAACATTCTGGTTCTGCGTCATTATCACCATTTAAAACTTCCACATGTGTTTGATATTGACACATTGGGCAATCAATATAAAATGTTTCTTTCTTCGCCATATACTATCCTTCGCATGAAGCACAAGTCATAATATCACGTACCAATTCTTGTGCAGGGTTTGCTGAACGCTGGTAATAAAATGTCTTAACTCCCAGTTTCCAACCCTCTATTATTAATGAGTTTACATCCTTTGCCGAAACATCTGGATGTATGAGTATATTTAGCGATTGAGATTGGTCAATATATTTCTGCCTTGCACCTGCTTGCTGCACAATTGACAATGGTGTAATCTCACTAAAAGTCTTAAATACATCTTTTTCTTTTTGTGTTAGAAAATCTAAATGCTGAACAGACCCACCACGAACAAGAATAGATTTCCAAGTTTCGTCAGAGTTTTCACCATGGTCATGTAGACACGCTTTTAGATGTGGGTTTCTATAAGTAAATTTACCTTTTGCCAAATCCTTAGTAAAATAATTTGATGCGAGAGGTTCAATAGATGGTGATACTTGACCTAAAATAAATGAAGATGATGTAGTTGGTGCAACAGCAGTTCTTGTAAGATTTCTTTCACCTGTACCTAACATACCTTTTGGTTCGCCATATTCAATAGCAAGTTCTTTTGTTGCTTCAAGTGATTTATCATCAATAAATTTACTGATTTTCATACTTAACATTTGTGCCTCAAAAGATTCAAATGCAATCATTTTAGATTGTAGATATGTGTGCCACCCTAGTTGTCCAAGACCCAAGGCTCTCCAGTGACTTGCAAAATTATAA